CTTTGCTTGATTATTTTCACGAAACAAAATACATTAAATTTATATAAACATGGCAATTTTAGCAACAACAAACCAAACAAAGAAAAGCATTGAAATCATTCCAGCTGGTTCATATCCAGCAAGATGTTATTCAATGATTCACATTGGAACTATTGAAGAAACATTCAATGGTGAAACCAAAGAACGAAACAAAGTAAGAATCACTTGGGAACTACCAACTGAAACAATGACATTCAATGAAGAACGTGGTGAACAACCTCGTGTAATTGCAAAGGAGTTCACACTATCCTTGCACGAAAAATCAACCCTTCGTGCATTCTTGGAATCTTGGAGAGGAAAATCATTTACTGACAAAGAAGCCCAGTCATTTGATGTGACCAATCTTCTTGGTGTTCCTTGTCTTTTATCAATCACACACAAAACATCAGGCAATGGCAAAACATATGCAAACATTGCCAGTGTGTCCATGCTTCCAAAAGGAATGGATTGTCCTGATCAAGTTAACGATAAACAAGAACTGACCTATTCAGATTTTAAGCAAGAATTATTTGATTCACTTCCTGACTTTATTAAGGAAAAAATAGTGATGTCAAAAGAATACAAATCATTAAATCAAGATACAAATGACAACCTCCCATTTTAATGATATAGCAAACAATGTGATTCAAGGGGTAACTGACCCCTTGATTGCATATGCAGAACTCAAAGAATTGAAACGCGAAATTGACCAAGCAATTAAGGATGTTGAACCAATTGCATTGGAGGAATCTGAAAAGTATGGCAAATCCTTTGAACTGCATGGTATTAAATTTGAACGAAGGAATGGTGCAACACGATATGACTTTAAACATATTGAAGAATGGCAAATGTTGCATCAATCATTAAAGAACTTTGAAACCGCATCGAAACAAGCACTTGCAGCAATGAAATACAATGCAAGTTGTGTTGATGAAAATGGTGAACAGATTCCAGTTCCAAAAATAACTTACACAAAAGATTCACTTATAACAAAATGAAAAACGTACACCCATATTTAATACCAGCATTTGATGTTTATGAGATAAACAAACAACTTGCTGAATACACCACACCTGATGCAATCAAATATCAGGTTGCAAAGTATTATTCAAAGAAAGCAATCATTAAGCTATTGTATGGTGATGTAAGTGCATCTGATATGAAAGACTTAATTCTTTCAAAGACACGCAAACAAGAAATCATTCGCCCAAGATATGCAACCATTTATTTCTTGCGTAATATATTAAACCTAAAACTTGCCACCATTGGCAAAGTGATTGGATTTCGTGACCACTCAACTATCATCCACGCATTAAAATCATATGAGGACATTTGCGAGTTTGACAAAATATGTTTTGATGATCATGTAAATTTATGTGCAGTTTTTAAAGTACCAAACCGAATCCAGTTCCAAAGATGAACCCATTAATCAAACTTTATTTGTTATCACTTGAAATGATTCCACTGCTTGATGATGTTGAAATCCAAGGTGTGAAAGTACAACGTGACATCAAACGTGTGTCACGCACCCTTGAAACCTTTGTTGTGGATGCTTGTGATTTACTTGACAAACAAGATACAAAGAATGAAATCCATGATAAGCTGGTGACAAACTTTAGTAAGTTGATGGATAGTTTAACCGAAGAAAACATAGTTAATTTGTGATTTATTTATTATTGTTTATTTATTTATTCCAACCCACATCATCACCTGATGGTGTGGTAAGGAGTAACACATTGGTTGATGCAATCATTCATGTTGAATCACGTAACAATCCCAACGCTTGGAACAAACATGAAGATGCTTGTGGTGTTTTGCAGATTAGACCAATCATGATAAACGATGTTAACCGCATTTTAAAACGCAATCAATACACCTTAAATGACCGATGGAACAAAACAAAATCTATTGAAATATTTAACATCATACAAGAATACTATTCACCAAATGGAACACCTGAACGCATTGCACGTGTTTGGAATGGTGGTCCAAATGGATATAAGAAACCACAAACACTTGCCTACTGGCATAAAGTAAAAGAACAATTATGAAATATTACATCATCACACTTGGATTTGCATTGATCGTTGCATTGTTAATCATTAATGATTTAACACGCAATAAACAAGAAATTATTCAACCGCCTATCCTAACCAATACCGATACTATTTATCTACAATTAGATAGTTTAGAAAAACAATCCGATACAATCAAACTTTATTATGAACGCAAAACTGCTAATTATCACATCCTTCCTTCTTCTGAACGCATTCGCTTATTCTCAAACCGCATTAATAGATGAAAAGACTGGTGATACTTTGGTTGCTATTACCTTGCATCAAATGGATGATATTTATGTTGAACTGCTTCAAAAAGATTCTCTCGTTGCTCAAGCTAAAATAAACGCGTTTAAGGAACTTAAATATATCGAGTTGATAGATAGTACACAAACAAACTTTGAACGCACTCAACACGCTTTAAATTACCTTAACGAACGTTATGATAAACAACAACACAAACTTAAACGTTCACGACAATCACTATTGATTGCACTTGGTGTGATAATATTACAAGCATTGTTATGAACGTACTTGAATTGTTTGCTGGTTCACGTTCCATTGGTAAGGTTGCAGAATTTTATGGTCACAATGTATTCAGTGTAGATGTCAAAGATTTTGATGGCATAAATTTAGTGCAAGACATAGAATTTTTGACTCCTAATATGATACCTTTTAAACCTGACTTTATTTGGGCATCACCACCTTGCACAACATATTCAATTGCAGCCATTGGACATCATCGAGATAATGGAAAACCAAAAACAAAGTTTGCAGAAAAAAGTGATAGGTTGGTTTTGAACACATTAAAATTAATTAAACACTTTGATTGTAAATACTACATTGAAAACCCACGCGGATATTTACGCAAAATGGATTTTATGAAAGGTATTCCACGAACAACAATTTGGTATTGTCAGTATGGTGACCACAGAGCAAAGCCAACGGACATATGGTCAAACAACATTTACAATCCTATGTTCAACCCAACTGGATGGAAACCAAGACCACAATGTTGGAATGGCAATACACGATGCCATCACGAAGAAGCACCACGTGGTTCAAAGACTGGAACGCAAGGATTAAAAAACAACTATGAACGTTCTAAAATACCACAAGAACTTTGTGAGGATATAATTAAAATAAATGCGTAAACCTTGCCACCTGACCATGCTCTTTGTGTAATAGGAAGCCTTCAATCGCTTTCATAGACAAATATCCTTGTTTTTTATGCCATGAATCCGTTCCACTTGGTGAACGTAATGATTCAATATTTACAGATGTTATATCTTTGCTGATTTTATGGTGAACATGATGGGTAAAAATGTATCTGTGCTTTGTGTTTGCCCAATATTCTTTTGCTTCAACTGCCATGAGCAATGGAAGGTCATTCATCTTTGCACCATCACCATGTGTTGTGCCAATCACGTTCTGACCATACTTGAAATATTTACGATGTGCAATCGAGCAATCAAAGGTCATGTTCTTGTTATTTCTAAACCACGTTTGAATGACATCAGCTAAAAAGAACCCACTTTGATAGTCATGGTTGGAAGGGTTGAATGTAAAGTGTACATCCGCCAATGGAAGCAACATCTCAAGTACATCAACATAAACTTGTTTTGCCATAAGAAAGTTTGAATACCACATTCCATCCGTATCTTGTGGTGTGCCTGAAGTTGTTGTTCGTTTTGGTGAATCAATATGCAATATGTCATTGCCACCAATAAAAAGTATTTGGTCTATGTTATACCCACGTGACTTGTCAATGATACCTTGCACACCTTCCTTCACTCTTTGAACTGCAATGTTGGTATTGTAGTCCTCACCAGTTTCAAATGCTTCACAAAGCTTTCCAATGTGTACATCAGCTGGATCAACAACCAGCAAATGACCATCTTGAATTTTGGTCCTTGTTAGTGGTGGATATGTTGGTGCATAATCTTTTAAGTCATTAATTAGTTGTTCACGAATTTTGTCATAATCAACTGCACCTTCAAAGTCAGGGTTCTTGAAAAATAAACTTGTGTCTTTGGTTTTAACCCAACCATGTTTTACGTTGTGAGTTGGCACACCAGCCGTTTCACAATATGTGTCAATCTTGGATTTTAAATTTAAGAAGTGTTTTTTTGCACTCGCTGGTGATTTACCAGTCAAGTCACCTATACGTTTGTAATAAACAATTCTTTGTTCATTATCAAATTGTGGATACTTGTTAAAAATATCAATCCATTCATCCGAAGAAATCCTTTTCATTTTGTACATTATATGATGGACACGCTTTGTTTGAAAACTCATTGTGTCCATGAATTGTCACATCAGGATAACAACCTTTTAACTTTTTTACAAGTCTAATTATTGAATCCTTTTGTGCTTTTGTTCTTGTGTCTTTTGGTGTTTTGCCATCAGCTTCCACACCACCAACATATGCAATCCCTATTGAATATTTGTTTTGCCCTTTGCAATGTGCTCCAATCAATTCAATTGGTCGACCAGCATGAATGTCACCTTTTATATCAATGACATAATGATAACCGACATCCGACCACCCACGATTCAAGTGCCATCTTCGTATTGTATCAACGCTGATGTCATCCCCTTCACGTGTTGCAGTGCAATGAATAATTATTTTATGGATTGCCCTCATAGTTGTTTTTTTACATCCTTGATCTTGGAAATCATTTGTTTGAATTTATCGATAAACGAATAACCTTTCACCGCAACAAATGATTCATCCATTGACTTGACTTCAATACTTATCAAAGTTAATGCAACAATTTTGGTTGCAAGATATTCCACATCAACAACGCTTTTTGTAAGTTCATTAATGATAAACACATCAGAACCATACACCATCATAATGGCTGCTATGTATGATATAAGTTTTGGAACAAGTCCGTTCCTAAATATTTTTGATGTGATTTTTTCATTTAGTTTTTTGGCTTTCCAAATGCCAAAACCAGTGTCAATGATGGTGCTTAAACTTATTAAAATTATAAGCGGTTTTATTGGTGCAAAAAATAATATGATGACTTTCAATATGGATATTAAATATGTTTTCATTCTTCTTCAGTTTGACAATATGGTGATGTTGGATTGACCTCACAAAATGACTTGAGATAAAGTTCAGCACATCCAGCAAAAATGTGGATTCCATCAGGTGTTGGGTAAACTTCATATTGGACCAAGTTGCCAAGATCAACATTCCAAAGAATATCAACCGCATATTTGGTTGACAGGTCAGTGCATTCACCTTCCTCATCATATCCAAAACATATGTGTCCAATCTCGTGGATTGCTGCAACTTCTGAAATCAATGCTTCATCATTGTATAGTGTTTCACGAATGGTCAACCATTCTCCCTCATTCTTAAATTCGTATTTTTTGAATATCATATCGTTGTTAATTCTTCAAGTTCATCGTCTGTCAATTGCTCAGTAAATAAGATAATAGCGTTCATATTGCAAATTCTACCACCAGCAGAAGCGTCTGCAACAAAATTGATTTTTTCGGTATTATTTAAACTTGCTACCGCTCCACTTTTAGTTCTGTTATTTCCGTTTATATAAACCTTCACATCAGTTCCACTCCAAGAAACGGCAACCTTTGAATTATTCGGCTCAAGTGTTGTTCGATCAACTATAAATGCAGCATTATTGAAAACATCCATTCCATCACTATAAAAATAAAACATATAGCTTGTTTGATTAGATGAATTAGTAAACCCAAATCCGACATTGCTTTTTATAATTTTATCAAAATCAACATATATTGTTCCCTCAGTTGTTAGGGCAGTATCAATAGTTTGTGATGGTATTGCTTCATTTGTCCTCGTCACACTCGTTCCAGTTGTTGGTATGTAGGATGTATGATATGTACCTAACTCCATTTGATTACCCCAAAAGTAAAAACTACCAGCATCTCCACCACCACTAGCCCACCCAGCAGTTAGTGAAGTTGTTTTATAAAGTCTTGCACCACCAGCAAATGTTCCACTATTGTAGTTGATAATACAACGATACCAGCCATTTCCATAGTCCTCAATACTTGCAGTTGATTCACTTCCAGTATTGCCAACAATACCATTTTGAATGTCAAAGTTTGCATAATGGTCAACGTCCCCAGTCCCAATAATTTGTATATATTGGTAATCTATATATTTGACGAATACTGAATAAGTTGATGCATCCGTAATAGTAGTTACAACCTCATAGAAAAACCCACTACCACTTCCAAAATCTAATTGGTCAGCAGTTTGATTGTTGTCTGGGCTTGTTGTTTGGTTTGCAATAGCCGTACAATTATTTTTTATATATCCAGTTGCAGTCCAATCTTCTGAATTGTTGGATTTGTTGGTCCTTTGAGGTTCAAGCAATAAAGTTGGGTTTGTTGCACCACCACTATAATCTAATCTTGGAACATCAAACCCATCAGTTCTTTTTATGTATGGCTTAAAATTAAGCCCTTTTGATATTTGAATACCCCACAAAAACATACCGCTTACACCATCTCCAGCAAATGTACTATTTCCGAGTGCAGTTGGCATTGGTTTTAACATTGCATACGAATAGGAAATTAACCTATCAAATTGCAGACTTACTTTTGTCCATCCGTTAGGAGCATCTTCAATTAAAATAGTGCCTATAGAATCCTCTCTTTTGTTTTGTATTTCTCCAGTAACAATATTAATATCAACACCGAACGCGTTGTTATTATTCCAATACCTTATCCAATTATAACCATTTGGCTTTGCGTAAAAACTCACACAAAACCCACCAAAATAAGATAAATTACCAATGGCATTCGTTGAATATGTATAATGTGAATTTGTGTTTGTATCTGCTATTGTCTTATAGCAAGAATTTACACCGATGGGATTTATTTCAGTAGTTAGTTGTGTTGTTAATCCTAAGTTTTGTCGCCAACCATTTGCACCACTTAAGTCTTCTGAATAGTTTAACAAGTTCCAAGGTACATCTTCTATGTATCCATCAGCGTTTACCCTTGTCCCAGTCGAAGCCCTTGTGAACGTAAAATCACCATCCCCATTTCTTGGTTTAACCGAATACAATTTGTCCTCTTTGTATCCACTTGGTATCATTACCAATGATGATTTGTCTAATATACTCATAAACTTTCCCTCACTGAATATTCCATGATTACTCTCGCACATTGCGAAGTGCTATCAAATAAAATTTCCTGATTGCTCAAATATATTTGTTGAATTATTTTGCCACCACTAACACCTTTGTAACGATTTAAAATCAAATCAATTTGTTCAGCAATATTTGATGCTTCAGCAAATCCACCATTGCCATCTTTGACTTTGCTCGCAAAAATATTTATTTCAACATCGTGATTGATAATCGAATAACCATCTTTGAAGTTTTCAGGTGTTGATTGTTCGCTTATTATTATACGTGGAAATAAATTTTCTTGTGGTGAAATTCCATAATTTAATTGTTCAACTAAACTTGTTATGGATGAAACATTAAGCAGTTGATAAATTGCACCTCCTATCATTAACGCAAAAATGACACATCAAATAAATTTATTTGTGTAAACTTTTTTACTTTGTTTTGCAGTTTTCGATGCATTGCATGATCTGCACAATGCTTGAAAGTTGTTTTCATCCCATTTATCACCACCATCAGACACTGGAACAATGTGGTCAGTGTAGTATGATGATTGATGACAATCCACAACCTCACAAACTGGATGTTGCATCTTATATGCAAGTGATAATTTTCGCCAACGTGACGTATTATAAAACTTCAAATCTGCTTGGTCCTTCAACCAATTCTTTTTTGTCTTTGGTTTATCATCTTTAAATGAATAAACTTTGTGTGGCATTCTTGGCATTAGTCAGGATGGTGTGTGTTTCCTTGCAGTGCATGATAATCACCATTTTGATCTCTCCAATAAATATGACTACCATAAAACATAAACTCACCATTCTTGAAATAGTCACCACCACCACCACTTTCTGATGTTGGTGGAAGTGCATTGCCTTTCATTTGAAATAGGTCTGCACGTACTTTGTTTGATTCAGTGACTTCACCCTTTTTGAAAACTGGAATGTCACCTTCATTGATTGAATAGGTTGTTTCTTTTTCTACAATTGGAATAAATGTTGCATTTGGAAGAACATCAGCAGTGACTTCAAAAAAGTCAATTTCATTGTTATTGTTTGAATTTATAATACTTATAATATCACCTTGATAAATCCTATCACCTTCATATGGTGGAATATTTATTTGCTGAACAACATGATTGTCAGGAAAAAATGTTTCAACGTAATCAACCGCTTCAAAAATACCACCCTCAAAAACAACACGATTTTCTTCAAAAACTGCATATGTATCTGATGAATTTAACATTGGTGTTAGTTCTTCAATACCTCTATAAATACGATTTGTTTTTTCAATTACTTCACCATTGTCTGATGATATATCGTTTGGATCAATAATGTCTTTTATTCTTTTAATAGCAACACCAGTTCTTGCAGATATTTGTTCAAACCATTCACCACTTACTTCATCCATCTTATAATCACGTTTGCAACCACTAAACACATAAACCTTGTCATTGTATGCAATTGAATTAAATGGATAGTAGTCACCAACAATTGTACTCATTATTTTTTCAACTGGCTTTGTTTGAAGTGACATTGCTTCCATTACACGTGCATAAGATAGTGGTGGATATGTGTCAAAATCACAATCCCATTGTGTTGATTCAACTAAACTAAATGATTGTGCATTGTTATAATTTTCATCAATCTGAATCTTTGCAATGGTTGATGTTCCAATTTCAGAATCAACAATAATCAAAGGATCAAGTTCAACTTCCTTTGTGTAAAAACCGCTTGGATTCTCTACTTCCAAAGTCATTGTGTTTTCATCATCACTTAATTCTTGAGGAAATAAAACTTCGATTCTGTCAATATAAAAAGCATTTGAAAATCCACTTGTACCATTTGCCATTGTTCTGAATTCATCCCTTCCATCATAAGTTGTAGTTATTTGAAAAATCATGTCATTAGCTTCAAAGTCTATTGTTGGAGCATCAAAATAAACAAAAGTTGCATTACTTGAATTTTTAACTATTTTAGTCCATTTTCGATTTGTTGAAATTGCATCATCATACCATTTACCCTCAACTTGTGGTGCTGGTCCAATTCCTTTAATGTAACGATTGCCACTTTTTAATTCAATATCAATATTACATGAAAAGTTTGAAGTTTGATTGCCATATTGACCAGTTGCAGTTCTTACCCTCATTGCAACTCTAATGTGACCGACCCCTTCACTTTTTATATTTCCAATATTAATGCTTCTTGTTTCAATTGATGCCTTTCTACTTGATAATGTTATTCCTTCAATTCCAAGTTTACCTTCAATGTGTTGCTTTGCTTCAATTCGTGTTCGATATGCTCCAGCAAAATACCCAAATGTTCCGCCAGATAATATGTTTAAATCCTCACTTCCTGAATTACCAACTGACTTTTGATGTGAATATGTGTCATCAGTATAAGTTGCATCTTTTAAGTATTCACGATACTTGATTGAACTTGAATCAAAATTCCTTACTTGTTGAATCCAATAAACACCATTAGCATGGTATATCCGACAACTAAACAAATCCATTAACCCTCTCAATGCATCATAATATGATATGTATTGAACTGGATTTTTGTTTGTGTCACCAATAAATAAATTGTCAGGTATATATGTATAATCAAGTGGTGAATCATCCGTTGTTGTGGTTGCTTCAAGAACACGTGATGAATATTCAATTGATTCACGAATGTATGCATCTGATGAACTCCAAAATTGTTTTAACCCAAGAATGTCAAGAATCTCAAATATGTTGCTTTGTATCTTATTGACTGATAATGTTTCTTGCGTGTACTCGTATTTTTTGAGTGCATCAAGTCCATCAATAGCTTTAAATGTATATGGTCTTGGCTTTGATGTATTAGACCATTGAACAAGGTCCATTACAATGATACCAGCCCAATCAAGTTTCCAAGTTGTTGTGTATCTATAAACTAACAATTTTAGTTTATTATCTTGTGTTATTTGGTATTGTTCAAAAAACCTATCAAAATAACGATCATTATTTGAATATGTGACCGATGTGTTTGACGACTTTATTGAGCCAAGTATTTCATCCCCCTCACCTTTCCATTCAGTTTTTAAATCAATAACTTCAGGGTTAAATGTTGGTTGATATGGATTTGGTAATATTCCAGTTATTGGATCAGTTGAACTTATGTGTGTATATGTTGCAGAATATGCAACATCAGTTGTGATTTGTGTTGTGATTCCGTTTGAAGATATACCAGTTACATTTGCAGCTTGTGTTGATGATGATGTATATAACAACAAATCATAACCAGTTGCAATATAGTCCCGCCAATCTTTGTCAACATAAAACGTGTTTCCAGTTCCACCAATTATTTCAAGTTTTGGAAGTCCATCATAATCATCACCAAACAATTCAACTTTGTATCGTATCCCATTGTTTGAATAAATTTCACTGCTAAATATTACACCACTCATATTATCTTGAAAATCCTTTTTCTCTATTTTGTACCAGTATTAAATCACGACCTGAAATTTTTGTTTCCAATGCAATTGGCTGAGTATTCATTGCACCCATTCCGCCACCAGCCATTGATGGTGCTGGAACGTTACCACCGCCACCAGTGTCAATTCCTTTTTTACTTAAATTTGTTAATGCTGCACCAGCTGCAACCAATGCAATACCACCAGCAATTGCAAGTGCTGGATTCATTGACTTGATTGAAGCATCAACCATTGCTTCAGCAATACCAATTGCAATCATTGCTTCACCAAATTGTTGCATAAATCCACCAATCGAGTTTAACAACCCACGCCCAAAATCTTGCATTGTCATATCACCACCACTCATCACACTACCTAAAAAGTTTCCAAATGAAACAAGCCCCTCAGTTGCAAGTGACTTCAAACCACTACTCAATGATTCACCAGCTTTTTTTCCAAGTTCTTCTGCTTGTGTAACAATACCTAATTCTTGATTTGTTAATGGTTCAATTTGTATTTGTATTGGTTCAATTGCTTGGTTTGCCATTTCACTTATTTGTGAAGTGACATTTTCAATCCCTTTTTGTGGTGGTGCTTGTATTGCAATTGCAGTTGATTTTGTTTTTCCAGTAGTTGTTCCACCACCTTCAGGAGTAACATCAAGAACACTATCTTCACCAGCTTGTGTCAAACCAGTGACTTCTTTTTTAATACCTTTTAATGTTTCTTTGAATGACTTGAGTTCCTTTGTTGCTTCACGTGGTTCAAGTTTGAACTTATCAAAGAACTCATCAACACCAATATCAATACCAAATAAACCAGCAAACTTTGCAAGTCCTTTTGCTATTGTTTTGACCGCATCAAGTGTGTTGTTTGCAATGTTTACCCATAAATTATAAAAGAAATCTGCAAAGAATTGTGCATTGTCTTTTACATACATAAACACCGCAACAAGTCCAGCAAGTGCAGCACTGATTCCAACAACCCATAAAATGATTGGATTTGCCATTAAAGTTGCAAGTGCTAATTTAATCCCACCAATTGCAAATGCTAATGGTCCAAGAACCGCAATTAATCCAGCAAACACAGTGATTGCAGTTTTAACATATGGATTTAGGTTTGCAAACCTCATTGCAATCTTGGAAAGTATATCAGCAACAAATCCAACCGCTGGTGCCATGATCTCACCAAATGATATTGCAAGTCCTTCCGTTGCTGATTTTAAACGCATCATTGAACCTTCCAATGTTGCATCCATAATTGCAGCCATTGATGATGCAGTAACACTTGTGTCAGATAGTTTGGCATTCATTTCAGTAATTGCATCACCACTTTGTGAAAGTGCAACCGCAACTTGTGCATTTTCTACACCAAACATATCCATTGCAGTGTTTGCTGGATCAATAGAATTTTTAATTTTATCCATTGCATCCTTGAATGATATACCTGACTTCCTTGTCTTTAAAAATATATTTTTTAAACCAGTTCCAGCAGTAGTTGCTTGTATGTTTTTACCAACTAAAACACCAAGCATTGAAGTTGTTTCTTCAAGTGTTATTCCTAAACTTGATGCAACCGCTGACACTTTTGGCATTGAGTTTTGAAATTTCTGCAAATCCAATGCCGATCCACTAAATGCTCTCGCCATTACATCAGTGACCCTTGTCATTTCACCAGCTTCTAAACCGAAACCACGCAATGTACCCCCAGCAACCGATGCAGATTGTGCCAAATCTTCACCAGTTGCAAGTGCAAGGTCTAATGTTGCAGCAGTGATTTTTTGTATTTCTTCAGAACTAAATCCAAGTTTAGAGTAATTCAACATTAATTCTGAAACTTCAGATGCACTGAATCGTGTTGCAATACCCAAATCCTTTGCAAGATTTGTCAAGTTTTGAAAATCTTTTCCAACCGCACCGCTAATGGCTTGAACTTTTGCCATTGATTGCTCAAAGTTGGCAAACGTTTTGACTGCAAGTCCACCAAGTATTGCAATTGGTGCGGTCAATGACATTGACATTGATTTGCCAATTGACTGCATTTTTTTACCTGAAGAACGAAGTTGTCTTTGTAAATTTTGACTTGATGTGCTAAACGCTTTTAAGTCAAATCCAGCCCTTATATTAATACTTTTCTTTGCCATTTTAATTGAACCAGTTTGGTTTTAATTTTTTAATTTGTTCAATTTCTGCTTTTGTGTATGGATTTGATTTTGTTCCTTTTTTACCGCTTTGTTCTTCCCATTCAAACTTCATCAAATCTTGTGGTCGTTTCATTGTTTTTTGTCCTTGTGATTTTAACGTTACATATGAAACCAATCTTGCAGTTTCCCACAATGATCTTGCATTTATGTTTTCGTTTAAACGATGACCAATGTACGCATCCCAAATGTCAACCATCGAATAACTTTCCAAACACAAAGGAGTTTGTTTCAACGTACCCAATACAAACCCCCTTATGAAATTAGTCAATGGCAATTTTACTTTTTTGCTTCAACCTTTAAATTACCCAATGCACTTAAATCATTTTGCATTGCTTCAGTGAATACACTAATCAAACCCATGTCATCATCAATTGCATCAATAATGAAATCCTTTGTGACTTTTTCACCTGATGCCTTCATTCCAGCATAAGCAATTTCAACAATCATATTCATTGTCACATTTTCGCCCATTTCTGAAATTGATGAACCAGTTTCTTTTTCATACATCAACAATGCTTTGAAACCGAATTTGAATTTGTACTCTTTGTTTTTAATTTTTATCATGCTACAAATATAAAAAAAGGGAATGAAGTTACCCCCATCCCCCATTTTTCACAATATAACAAAAATCAATTTCTTATACAGTTGCTTTTGTCACTGCACCAGTTCCTTCAAAAGACACTGAAAATGTGGTTGATTCTTCAAGACCATCAGTTCTTTCAAGTGATGTTATAAAGCACGAGCCGCTATATTCGGTTTCGCCTGAAATATCGGTTGTGTAAGTTATTGTTACTGCATTTCTTGCTATAAACGCATCAAATAAATCTTCATACCCATAAGATGCATCCTCATCAAAAAAACCTTCAGCCGAACCGCTAAAGCTTTTCTGTCCTTCTAAACTCGATTTCCATCCTGAACTGTCTTTTGTACTTGTATCCCTTGTTGACATATCAAATGTCAATGAGTTTGATGTTAAGTGTGCTATGGTTGTACCAGCAACTTGTATTTTTGCTAACGTTCCGTTTAATATACCCATTTTTTTATTTCCTAAATTTTATACAATATTACTTATTAGATTTTTTCTTCTTTGTAACTTTTTTAACTTTTGGAGTTTCTTCATTTTCTATTGCCACTTCAATGATGTGTTCAATTTCTTCTTCAAAAGTAAAACCATCAAGGGCTTTTGCTACTTTTAAATCAATCAATTCTTTTCCCAATTTATTGGAAACACGCAATTGTGTTCCTTCAGGCAATGTTCTTGCATGGATTGCATAATCCTTTGTTAATTCTATTCTCATAAATTTAATTTTTTTGCTTTTCTTTTTATATACTTTTCAAGTTTATCACTTGCTTGTGTGTATATTTTATCACTCG